ATCATAATATATAATTGTTTATATCGGATTCTACATTGTATTCTTCTGCTAAACCTAAATAGCTTAATCTATTGTAATAATTCATATATAGTTCGTGGTTGTTGTAGCCTGTTAGTTTCTCTAATTCTAAGTCAGTAAGAGCTTCTTTAAATACTGCTACCATTTTACAATTTCCGTAAAAGAAACCCCCAATATTTGTTGCTGCATTGTCAAAAGCTACAAGATTTAATCCTGTAGGTGTATTTCCACTTGTGTCTGTTTTTACCTCTCTACCATTAAAATATAAAGCAAAATCATTTTGTTTAAATTTAAATGCCACCTTGTTATATTCTGTAATATCTGAAAGCGTTGTATTTGTATCGTTCATATCCACAGTTGTACTGCCTCCACTAACTACTAAAGCTCGAAACCTATTAGATACACCTGACTGAAAACCTAATCTTATACGATTACTGCTTGAGCCATCTGATATAGCAAAAAATCTACCTGTTTGGTCATCTGCAAGTGCTGCTATCTCTGCATAAAGAACTCCCTCTGTAGAGTTTATTAAGTCGCTGTTTCCTGCATTGTTTGCTGAATCTGCACTACGAGTAACTGCACTTCCTGAGGTGTGTATTAGAGATGTTTCATAGCTTCCTGCTTCAAGCTGAAAACCATATATATCAAAAGTTCTATTTCCTGAATATTCTGAATCAATTATTCTTATTTGCACACCTCTACTTGTTGCACTATCATTTGTAACAGTTGTAGAATATCTTTCCCATTTATCTGTTAATGTAAAAACAGAGCCACTAACACCTGATGAAGATGAATTTCTTAAATCTACTCTTATTTGTTTTGTTCCACTAACCCTTTTTGCATAAAAACTAATTGTGTATTGTGTACTCGCAACTAATGTAATATTTGTAGTCCAAAGCGAACCACCTGAACCTGCACTTGAATTTGTGTACGTAATTCTTGATGCGTTATTAAGACCCTCAGGGCTTAAAAAACCATATGTTACTGATATGCTCCCACCACTAAAAGTATACCCACCCCAACCTTGAGTTAAATCTTGTGAATAAGTAACTAAATTCGTTCTGCTTGGCTCAAGCAAGATACTAGGCTCTCCGTTTGTGTAATCTATTCTTGGTATGTCTAATCTGTCTGTTGTTTTTAGATAGTCTTTTGGTTGGTCGCCTTTTACTAATTGTGCATATTGGATAAAGATGTTACCTGATGTTGCTGTAAAATCACTATCAGCTTGAATTGGATATATTAAAAATGCTGATGTAGTAGCGTTATAAGTTAATGTTATTCTGTACCATCCCTCACCTATGTTTGTTGATGTGGCATTTATATTCTCTGCCCCTGTTGTTCCGATAGCACCATTAGTAAGGTTAACATCTACAAATTTATTACCACCTGTACCTGTAACCCTACATCTTACAAAATTTAATGTACCTGCTTTTACAAATACACTTACTGTTTGTAAACCTGATTGAGTTAATGATTGTGATATATAACCTGCTGCCCCTGTAATATCAATTTTCCAAGCATCATTACTATAATTATATCCTGCTTGACCTGATGTATCTGTACTATTACTATTAAACCAAGTAGTATCAAATTGATTAGATTGTACTAATAAATTATAAGGCACATCTTCTATAAGATAATCTTCATTGACTCTTGTTCCTGTTGAGTTTCTGTCAAAGTCAAAGTCGGCATCTGTTATTGGTTTTAAAGATATATCAGCGTATGTAGTAGTACCTGCATTATTGTTGCTTGCTCTAAAAAATAAATATGTAGCTGTAGATAATGCTGTAAACCTGATTTCTACATTTCCGTTACTTGTGTCAATATTAGAATTAAGACTGCCTGAGGTTAGGTACATACCACCTAAACCTAAATCCCCTGTAGCTGTTGCTTTAAATAAATATTTTGTGCCTATTGTTGTAGTTGCAGTAAATAGTGCGCCTTGATTGTAGCTACTTGTTACAATAACTAATTTTTCATCTACTACATTTTTTGATGTCGCTGTATTATAAGCAGACCATCCTGCTAAAGTTGCAACATCTGTTCCATCAGCAACCCCATCAAACTGTGTTATAAGCTCTGAACCTAAAGCATAAGCAGGTTTTATAGAATATAAGTAGTCCTCAGCATAAGCTGTAGGTGTGGTTATTATGGATGCTTTCTTAAGTAAACTCATATCTTAATCTTCTAAGTTTTCTAATAGTTGTATGGTCATTGTGTTGTTCTCGTATATTTGCACTCTTCGTCTTAGATCAGAAGTTAAATATTCTATTTCATAAACAGAACCCCAATAGCTAGTGCTAGTATTACCCCACCAACTTTCGCTGTAAGCTTTTCCCCAATTTATCGTATTTGCCATTTAGATATGTTTTTAATTTTATTTCGTTTTTCTTTTTGGGCTTATAACACCCACCCGTTGAATGTTGCATCGTGATCTGGATAAATATCATCATTACTATTACTTGTGTACTCTGGAAAAAGATTTTGGTTATAAGACATATAATCAATAAATCTTCTTGTATAATATTCAGCAAATTCTCTTTCTTTATTTACTAAATAATCTACTTCGCTCTTACTTGCTGTTTCTGCATTTTCGCTAGATCCCTTGAACACACCCCCGTTTTTTACGCTAAAAGCTGCAAAAGGTAAATAATCCATCATAGCAAAATGTATTAACATAGGCTGTATGTAATCATTTACTAAAGTCAGGTAATTACCGGTCAGTCCGCTTGGCGAAGCTATGTCAGAACTTATTTTATTATACAAATCTGATCCTAAATAATTTCTTATATGTATCTGTTGCGCAATCTTCACATACTGTATAAAGCGGTCTGTGTCAACATTACCATCCATTATGGTATTTTTAACTAAATCAGATCTTTTAATAAATAATACTGTTGCCATATCTTAACCTTTAAAATCAGGGTGATGTCCATTATTAGGCATATCAAAAGGTGCTACTTTACTTTCTGCGGTTCCTGCAGGTTTTGCCTTATAGCTTTTCGGTATGTTATCAACCTCATTATAATCTTTTAAATTTTTGCTTTTGTTTGTCTTATCTTTTAATCTGTATAATACTTCTTGCCATACGTGACCACAATTAACACCGCCTTTGTATTTAAACAAATCGTATGGTTGCCCTTTGTGTCCAAATTGGTCGTTTACACCTTCTCTGCTAGCTTTGTCTATATCTTCTAGCCTGTAAACTATGCCGTCGCCGGATCTTATCATCATTCTTATGCAAAAATCTCTAGTATTACTGCTAGGATATTCTTCTGCATATCTATATCTTACCTTATAGTAGCTTTTATCTAAATAGCTAAAACCATTAGGCTTTGCTGTAATAAAATCTTGCAATTTTTGTAGGCCTGTTTTTTTTACTTCAATATTTTTATTTGCCCACTCCTCTATACTTTCATTACTTTCACAATGACTTCTACTGTCTACTTCTTCCCATTCTTCACCTATTGTTTCTCCGCCTAAATTATTTAATAATAGATCTCCTACTTCATTACTTAAATCATTGCTTAATTTAACACCTGTTTCCTCTTCTTTTGTTTCTTCATCTTGTACATTGTCTAGGTCAGTAAATTCTAAAGGTTGTAACGTTTTAAAATATAAGTTTAAGGCTATATCATTGTAGGCCAATACTTGATCAAATGCGTCTATTAGTAGCCTTTGAAATGGCCTAATAACTGTATTGTCCATAAGCACACTAGCTGTTTTAAGTTCTTCTGCGTTATTACCTAAACCTGTATTGTCTTTTATACCTATTAGCATAGGACTCACAACCCTGTGGCTTACTAATATTTTCTTGCTACTTTCTTCTGATAAAAACTGATATTGATTGTGTGCGTCAGATAATTGTATTGGATCTATACTTGCTGCTGTTGCAGGATCATCATTAAATGCTAAGATAAATTTACCTGCATTGCTTGAGCCTGAAAATTTCTTGTATATTTTTTTTTCAATAAGTTCTCTCTCTTCTGGATTAGGCGTTCCGTTATTAAAATTAATTAACATACTAGGTGCTAGACCATTAAGAATATTATTTAAATGATAATTGCTTATTTCCTCTTCTAGATCAGCGTATTGTAATCCTCCGGCATAATCTGGGCTACTATAATACTTGAATCCCGCTCTGTACGGCTTTACATATAAGATCTCGATACTTTCATTGCTCATACCAAAAGCTGGTATTCTTAGCAATTCATCACCTTTTCTATATTGTGTCCAATCTTGAAAATAAAAATAAGCTGGTATGTCACCGTCTTCGTTACACTTTTCTGCCCTAAGTGTTTCTACCGGCATATGCTCTATTCTAGCTATTGTTTTTCTGTCTTTAGAATAAATTACTTGCAAGGCACATTGTCCCATAAGCTTTAAATCATAAGATAATTTTCTTACACAATCTTTGTGAAATAGTGACATCATTTTTGCATATTCTTCTGGCTTTCTACTAGAATCAGTAGCATCTAAGCCCTTTCCAAATATCATTTCACTAATAGCGTTCATACAGGCACTATTTGTAGGAGATCCGTTATAGCGGTCTATTAAATAACCGAAATAATTATTATCTTCTCCGTACGCAACCCAATCTTGCTGAGGTTTCTCAACTATGCTAGGTGTTGTATAAGTAGCTAAATTTACAATTCTTAAGTCGTTCATACTATTATATAATCATTGTCAAAAGAGTTTTCTGTTGTGTAATCACCACTATTCATATCGTAATAGTTATTATTCCCTTGATCAATTGTTTGGTCTGTTACAAATATTTTATCATTATAAATTACGACGTTAGAGCCGTTTTTTAATGTTAAAGTATAAAATCTACCTTCTTTTAATATACCTGCGCCAGAATGCGTGTAAACGTTGTCTATGCTTAAGTAATTGCCCGACGTTGTACCCGTAACGCTATAAGTATATGACTTGTTTGTTGATTCGTCTTTAATAATCATACTTCCGCTAGCAACATACTCTCTAGGAATAATTTTAATATTTTGCGAACCACTGCTGGTAGTTAATACTTTCATACTAATATATAATAAAAAGTTTAATTTTTTGCATAAAAAAAGGGGACGCTTCAACATCCCCTCTTTTAAAATACACACTAAAATAATTAGTTCGGCACGATCTGAGTACCTGACACGGTAACTTGTGCGAAGCTAGTTGCATTCATAAATGGTGGTGGGAATTTTTCTTGGGCTACAAATGTTAATGTAAAGCCTGATAAATCTCCCATAGCTGCACCGCTCACAATTGTTCCGCCGTTAACGTCCGCACCATTGTCTAATCCTACTACAAATTTATTGCCGTTGTAATCTTCTACAATTACTTGCGGTCTTGAAAACGCTAATAGTTTCAACTCTTGGTTAGTAACTGCATCTAAATAAGGTAATGTTAAGTTTAAAGTGCTTTCATAAAAAGTAGTACCATTTTCTCTACTAGAGTTGACAGCAGTTTCTAAAGATGAATTACCTTTAATATCAAATTTATAAGCAGTAGGTGTACCGGTAATATTATTTATAACTCCGTCAAACCCATCGTCTGCAGGTTCTTTTGAGCTATCATCAGTAGCAGTTCCAACCCCTCCGAAATCAATAAAATAAATAGCTTTTAAACCACCTACTCCTGACTTGCAAGGTAAACCTCTACCTGTTGTTAGTAAACACGCCATAGTTATTTAATTTTTAAAGTTAATAAATAGAGGAGGGCGTTAGCCCCCCTCATTATATTATGAATATAGTACTATCTCTGATCCAATCCCGTACTGAACACCTGCAGTATAACGCATAATGATTCTTACGTTTTGATCACCTAAAGTTTCTGATGTGTCAATTAGGCGTACTTCTGATTGATCTGAAAGCAATCCGGTTCCGAAATATAGGTTGCTCTTCTGTGCTGCTACTGCTTTGTTGTCTGCTAATCCATTAGCAACAAAAATCTTAACACCATCAAAAGTTAACGCTCCGTTATTCCACCATTGTGTACCTTGGCTGTTTGTACCCGCAGCACCTAAGCCGTTTGCACCAAATCCGCCTAATGCTCTTACGTATGCTCTCGCCATATTTTGAGAAACATAAATGAACATATCTTCTTTTCCGTAAAGAGTAGAAGGTATTGCGTCAACAATTTTACCCATTTCAGCAATTACATTTGCAGCCGTTACAGTAGTTCCTGAAACATCTACTACATCTGAATCCGCACCCATTAACGTTACAAATCCATCAAACTCACCAGCATTACCATTAGCACCTGCCCAAATTGTTTGCTCAGTTTTTTCTGCAACTTTTTCAGCTACATAAGAAATTAAGAAGTCAGAAAACTTTGGTGGCATATTGTCATAAGCCGAGTAGCCCATAGCTACAGCCTCCCAATCATTTCTGTAGTCCTTCTTACATAATTGTAAATTAACTTGGAATTCTTCTGGTTGTAGGATTCTTTCAGTTAATGTTAAAGCGTCAGCAGTAAGAGAGAAATCACAAGTAGCGTCAGCAACAATTGCAGAAGATGCAACTTTTTTGATCACTTCTTTATACTTAACGTTTGGCTTAATAGTGATACCACCATTAGCAATTGTAGATCCGCTCAATAATGCAGCTGCTATATAATCACCAGCAAATTCGCCAGCATAAGTAGTAGTCAAACTGTTTAATGAGTTATCCACATCTAAATTAATTTGTCTTTTCATTTTAAAATTATTTAAATTATTAGTTATTTTTATTAATCATATTTAATACTCTATCCATAGTAGTCATTGGTCTATTCTGGCCATATAATACTTGTTTCTTAGTAGACTTAACTTCGGGAGAATGTTTAATAGGCTCTACTGCAGGCTCAGATAATTCTTGCTGAACTTCTTCAGGTATGTCTGCTGATAATTCTTCCTTGTCTTCTTCTTTAGCTTCTTCAGGAACATTTCTCATTTCCATTACCATTTTCTTTAATTCTTCAAACTCTTCTCTAGTAGGGTACTTTTCTTCATTCATACCTTCTTTTTCTTCTTCTTCATCTTCCATTTTATCATCATAGCTGCCTAAATCAGCAATAATGCCCTCTTCTTTAATTACTAGAGTTTCGCCGGATTCCATTTGGTATTCACCTACAGGCAAAGCTACTTTTTGATCTTCTGTTAGAATAAACACTTCGTTGCCTTCTGCAAATTTCTCTGCTTCTAACAAAGTTCCGTTTTCTAACTTTAATTGTTCTAGCCTTACCTCTTCAGTAGGGCTAATAACGTCCTTGATTTTATTTAACATTTCAGTTGCTTTCATATTATTATATAAATTAAAAATTATTATTTTGCATTTTCGTTTTAAGTTCTACCTATTCCTTGTGCGTGAATACTGCCATCACAACATTCTGTATGATAAGTATCGTCTTGGCATAGACACCCTCTTCTGCTTCCAGTTGGGCTTGTTCTACTAGGTGTAACAAAACCTCTTTTACGTTTTTCTTTACGCCTCATCTAGTAATGCTTTGATTTTATTTACTAAATCTTCTGCTTTACTTTCTTCGCTAAAGTTTTCTTTTTGTTTATCTTTTGGCCTCTCCATTTTATCAGCGAAATAGCCCTCAATACTAAAACCTTTTACCTTACCTGTTTTTACAAATTCTTGCCAGATCTTATCATTGTTTACCTTTACAGCACCCATCCAAGTACCAACAGGCACGTCCATATCATACTTTCTTGACTTGTCCTGTACTTCATCTTCCACAATCCAACTCTCTACTAAACTTAAGCCGTTTAAAGAATGTTGATGCTCAAGAGTTGTTTTGTTTTGATTACCATTCATTAAATAAAGCTGTGAAGCTTTTTGTACTGTATCTTTAGAAAAATATATGTAGTATTCTTCCATACCATTATTTCTGTAAATAGGCTTGTTAGGGATTAATAAAGCCCCTAATAATATTCTTTTTTCCTGATCTACTTCTGCTAATTTAAACTCTTGTGATTTTAAAGCAACAAAATCTTCTTCTATTGCCGGATTCTCTACTACTGAAATTGCTTCAATTCCTGTTAGCTCATCCATTTCATCTAGTACTAGTTCTATGATTTTCATATCTATATATAATTAAATTAAAAATATTTTGCATTTTAGTCGCCTAAAGTAGCGCCTTCAATTATGTTATTCTCTAAACTTTGTGCCGAAGTTACATCTTGACTAACAACATACGCTTGTACAGGTTCCTGTTGCTGATCTCCTATCGCACTAGCTAATTGTGAGGTAGGCGTAGCACCTACAATATTAAAACTAGGTGCAGAAGCAGTTATAGGCTGTCCACCGCTAACTGATCCACCCCCACTTTGTCCTGGTATTTTAGTTGCCAATATGTTCTTAACAGCCATAAACCCTTGAATACCTGTTGCAACTGCTTGTGCTATTGCATAACCTGGCACCGGTACACCTGAAAAAGCTTTTAGATTACCCGCTATTGCTGCATAGGTGTTTATTAGAGATGCTGCTACTGCAAGAGCCTTACCGCTAGCTGTTTCTTTACCAATTAGCGTACCAATAGATGCTAAAGCGTCTGCGTAATAAACTAATTGCTCTTCCTTAGCCATAGATTCCTTTTCAGCTATCTCAACATTAGCGTCTGCGTACTTACCATTAATTTCTTCTTGCTTCATATTAAAAGCATTGAGCAACGCTAAATACTCTGAACTTCCTAATCCGAAAATTGCAATAGCATCATTCATTAACTCTTGATAATACTCTCTATTTTTTCTTAGTTCTTCTTGCCTCAGTTGTTCTTGTGTGGCTATACCGCCTAATCTAATAGCCTCTAATCTGTCTTGAAATTCCTGTTCTTGATTTAAAAGTTGTTTCTTTGTGTCTGCGTCTGTTTTTGTGTCGATAGCTTGTACAGATAATTGAAAACCTGCTAATGAATTTTTTAGTTTAAGTAATTTCTTTTCAGTTTCTTCAACTGTTTTATCACCTTCCTCTTTTGTTTTTTCCGGATCGAATAATAAGCCGGCTACACCATTGTATAAACCTTCTCTTAATCCGAAATCTTGCCCTAATGCACGACCTACGCTATCAACTGCTTCTAATAATGTTGCTAAGGGGAAAGTCAACGCTTGTAAAATTCCGCTTAATATACTTTTATTTCTTTCAGCAGTTTCAATTTGTGATTTCCTAATTTGCTTTTGTGTTTCAAGCTGGGCTTCTAATTGACCTATGACTTGTTGTGTTTGCTGTATTTTAAGCTGTAATATTTCCTTTTCTGATTTGCCTTGCTGTTTTAAAATATTCTCTTGGCCGTTTATTGTTTCAAGCTTTTTCTCTTCTAACTCAACAGATTTTTGCTGATCCTTTAATAGATTAGTAGTTTCAGAACTCACGCCGTTGACAAGTTCTTTAAGCTTGTCGAAGTTGGCTACAAGCAACCCTACCGCTACTACTATTGCGCCAATACCGGTTGCAATTAATGCCTTGCTGAAAACACCTACGCCTCTCGCAGCACTAATAAATCCTAGTCTAGTTAGCCTAAGTAATTTAACACCCTTCTGCAAAGATCCAAAGTAGCCGTTAGTTACCATATTAAGAGCAGCTGTGTTTCTTCTGCTTTTAATTAGTTCTTTAGTAATAAAGCCCTGTCTTTTCTGAAAACTAATATCTGCTTTTTGATTTTGTTTTTCTAGGTTTAATCTTTTCAGAGCTAATCTTTGATCTTTGATCTCTGTATTAACTTCTTTTAGCTTATCCTTTAGTTGTGTTTGTGCAGCTATTTGATTTTTAGGAGTATTGTCGAGAGTTTTTTGTAGTCTAAACGCCTCTTCTTCCAAAGAAATAAGAATATCTTTTTGTTCTCTGATTGTATCAGTTAGTTCTTTAAAGGATTGCTCTGCCTGGCTGAGATCCCCTTTAATTCTAATTACTCTTTCTTCTGCCATTTGTTAGTTTTTTTATTTGTTTAATTCCGTCTGCTATGCTTACAGCCAATTTATATTTACCTTTGGCAATAATTATCTCTTCTGTTTCATTATCCGCAAACTTTAATCCGTCTAATATTGCTTTGATCATAATTTTGTGATTAATTCTAAGTTACTTTTATTTGTAAGTAAGTTTGTTTTTATGCTATTAATTCTATATTCTTTACCATTAACTATAATTATATCATTAAGATTATAATTTAATATAATTTTTAAAGGCAAGTAGGCTGTTATTTTTATTACTCTTGATTTTAGTTTAAAAATATTAGTTACATAATTGTAGTAATAGTTTTGAAATAATGTTCCGCTAAAACTTACAACCGGTCTATCATATTCATTTAGCATAGCACCAAAATGTATGTTGTCTTGTCCGCTAGCATCATTTAAATACCTGCTGTTGCTAGGTATATTATATTTACCTATTTCTACACCGCTACCACTTTCTAAAAATTGTATGCTGTTCCCGTTATTACGTATTGGGTAAAACAATAATGGTTTGCCTTTTAGCGGGTTTTGACTTTCGTTTACACTCCAACCCCATTGAATAGTAGTGTTTGCCCCTGTGTTTAAATTAATTAATCTCTCGTATTTAAAGTGCGCAAAAGGTAATTTAACATTATAAGTTCCGCCATCAATTCTTAAACTCTCATTGTCTTCGTTCCATTGTTCTGTACCCCAACCCTGATTAAATAGTTGCTCGTGATTGACAGATAAAAAACTTTTTAGATCTTCGTATTCAAATTTCACTTCCTTGTATGGTAAAGCTACGTCTACTTGAGAAGTACTTACGTCAATATATTTACTTATGTCGTATGTAACAATAGAAGATAAATTATAATAACTTTCGTTAGAAGAGTTGTCAAGCGTTCTTACTTCAATTTTGTCCTCTTCATTTTTAAACGCTATAAGATTAAACATTTTAAATAATCCATTAATGAAATCTATAACTTTAATCTCCGGCATTTGATCAGCTATATCGAATGTAGCTATTGCAGGAGTAGTTATAGATCCGCTATTAATTGTATTAGTATAACTAGAGGTGCTTCCGTCGTCATTAAAAATAACACCTTGTAGAGTTATAGTCATACTAGCAATAATAACACTTGCGTCGGCACTAATAACTACGTGCCAAGTACCAGCCATTGTATCTATATCCCCTAATTCAGAAGTGCCTAACGTATAAGAACCTTGAGAAGCTGTTCTTGAGGTGGTATAAACAGAACTTTGATTCCTAAAAAATTCTATTGTGTAAGCTGTCGTAGAATCAGCAATACTCATACTAAAGCTTGTGCCTTGATCTGCAAAATCAGATGTTATACCATAACTAGTACCTAAACCGGCACCACCCTCATTAATATCTCCACCATTCCAACTGTCTATTGTAAATTGAAAACTGCTTGCACTAGTGCTTGTGCTTACTTCCCCAGATTTTCTATGTAACCACATATACAAGTTGTAATAATTATAATTGGTTGTGTTAAAAAAATCTGTTGTAAAATTTATCTCGCTATATGTGTTTTCTATTGCCTCAATAATGCTGTGTACTCTTAACGCAAATTTCAGATCTGTATATGTTACACCGTGATCATTCTGTCCTCCACCTCCGTGCCAATATAAATTACCATCTTGTAAATTTGCCGAGCTATCATAATATAATTGTTTATTTGTAGCTACAATTAAAGGTGCAATTAAGGTGTTCTTTGCAGTTGCGGGTTGTATTTGGAGTTTCTGTTTAATGCTTTCGCTTTCCCATATAGGAGATAATAAAACCCTGTAACCATCGCTAGCTACAAATATATCTGCATTTAAAGTTAAAGTTGTATTACTGTCTACTGAAACTACTGTTGCATAAGTTCCGTCAGTTGTGTTATGAACCCTATCACCTTCTGACACCTTTGTGCTGAAGCTTCCTCCGTAGTCTACTAATTTATTAGCTGAGGTCAAGGTGCTTGTCCCAGAGTCTTTTACCTCAACGAAACTTAGATTATTAAGCTTGTCTTCTCCTATTATGTCTTTAAGATCTACTGTTTTGCCAAAAAAAACAATCTTATATGCGTAAGGCTTGTTGTTCTTTAATGAAACATTATTTAATTTAATCTTACCGCTTTTATAATCCACGCCATTAAGCTTAATAATAGCGTCAACCCTTGCTCTAGCATCGAAACCATTATCAATATCGTAGTTGTAATAATGTTTAAATATTTTGTTATTTGTTTTAGATGCGGGTAAACTAAATTGTTGGCTAAAAGATGTAAAAACTTTACTGAAATCTTTTATGTTTTTTATTGTGTCAGTAATAGTCACTGACTCATCTTTAAACATATCTACCCTAACATTACTTATATATAATTCTATAACTTGCATTAACGTATGTTGTTTATAGTTTCATAAGCAAAATCTAATTCTACTGTATAATCTATTAGCTTATCATTAAGATTAGTTTTAAACGCTATATTGCTAGATTTAATGTTTACAGGTAGGGTTTTGTCTTCATACTCTAACCAAACTTTTTCACTCAGCAACATTTGTTTAAATAATTCGTTGTTTGACTCAGGATAATAACCGCTATTAAGCACTAAACTTTCTTGCCCGTTCTTAGTTAAAACCAGCCTTTGATGATTATATGTTGCGTATGATCCGTCGCTGATAATATTTTTCTTAAACTTTTCTTCGCTTGTCGTCAAGGTTTTATTAGTTCTTTTAAACATCCATAAATTTTGATATGCACCAAACTTATTAATAAAAGTTAGTTTGTAAGGTGTATGTTTACACTCTGATATTGAATTTACTTTTATAGCAGTAACACCCTCAACCCCGCTAACATAAATAGTGTCAGTTGTGTCGACGCTAAACTCTTTGAGGAAATTATTTATACAAAGGCTTTCTTCGTATGTGCCTGAACTTAATAAAACTCTGTCTTTGTAGCCGTCAACTGCTGCTGCTGCATTGCTTATATAAATTATATTGTCCTCTATTTTGTATGTGCCAGAAGGCGTAAAGGAATATGTTTGTTGACCTTTGTGTAAAAAAGCAACGCTTGTGATGTTTGTAGGATCTATTGCTATTCTTGCCGGAGCATCGTCTGGTTTTAATATGGTTGTGTTAGATTGCAAGTAGCCCTGATCAAATTGTGGGTTTGGACCATCTTCAAAATAGCCGTAGCCATAAAAAGCTTTATTTGCATATATAGGGGTGTCAGGTGTTTGAGCAACACCAGATATGCTTTTAGTAATTCGATAGTCTACATACCTAGTAGTAGCTTCTGTTAATGAAGTGTTAAGCGTAGGGTAGTCGCCGTTAAACTCTGCTAATATATAATCTTTAATTAATTCTGATATTTCGAATGTTAGCTTTGCGTTAATCGCAGTAGAAGTCAAAGTATATTGCGGGCTACCTGCCCAGCTAGTATTTGCTACGCCATCATAGATTATAATTTCTAGTTTCGCACTTGTTAAATTAGTTGCCGCAACGTTAATAAAGTACGGGCTTATTACATTTATCTTAGCCATTTAAATTTATTTCTTGGTTCTTTATGTCATTAAATATTTGTCCTTGTATGTCTAGTGCGTAAGCTTTTAGTATGTCGTCAGGTAAGTTTTTCATAACCTGGTTTAATGCATTTGTCATAAACATACTGGGCGCTATACCTTTGTTCCAAATGCTTCTTATTATTCTTTTAGCTATTAAATCTTGCGAAATAAACCTGCCTGTCTTTTCATCACGCCATCTCCTCAAGCCTCTTCTTTTAACCCACTTCTCTATACCCTCTGTCAAACCGCCTGATTTACCGGTGCCTGAGCCAAATCTGTATGGGCTGTTAGGTGCTTTTGTACTTGTAGTACCTTGCACACCTTGATCTATGAACTTAGCATAATCTTCAGCAAATATGCTAATGTCAAACATTCCTACTCCTGTTTCAATCTTATACCTTATACTATTAGACAACCTGCCTGAAACATTTTTGTTATCTGCTTTTAGATTAGCCTTGCTTTGATTTACTAGAAATTTAGCATAGCCGTTTAAAGTTTTCTTAAGTTCTTTAGGATCTTTTAGCATATTGTAATGTCATTATGTATAAGTACATCAAAGGTGCTTGCCCAACCTGCAAGTCTATTTTCAAATCTCTCATAAAAAGGCTCGCAACTCGCATTGCCGTCTAATTGATACAGATCTTGCATTAAAGTACCTCTACGCAATACAGCTATAACTTTATTGACTACAGCTAATTGCGTGTTAAGAACATCTTGTTCGTTGTTGTTACCTACAAACTTATCTGTTGCTTGTTCTTTGCTAAGATCTACTATGTCCATAGACAATACTGTTATGTTAAACCTCAACACACGCTCTTCTTGGCTTACATTATTTATTATAATATGCGACAAAGGGAATATAGTTTGTTTGTTTAAATCTACTTCTGTGATGTCACCGGTTGTTACAGTATTACAATTCTCGTCTGCTAGAAGTTGTTCTTCTATTTTAGACAATACTAAATAAAATCCTCTTATTCCTCTTTGGCTCATTTCGTATAAGTTTTTATTTTATTGATTGCTGTTCTTAATATTATTAAAATAAATAGTATTGTATAAATGTTCGGGTGTGCTTCACCGCATATACCTAATAAATGTTTAATTGTTTCTGTCATTTAAAACTTTTTTTAATTATTCTTTGTTCTAGTTCTTGTTTTTCTTTTTCAAAGGTTAAGTAATACAAGCATTGGTGTAAATTTAATTTAGTGATATTTTCAAACTGTGTAATGTTTCCTTGAGCGAGAGCATAAATGGAGTTATACCATCCATATTTGCTATTAAAATTTGTTCTTCCATCAAGCTGTCCTTGTCCGCTGTCTGTATATAGTTGGTCATAACTTTGCATAAGTCGATCCCTAAATTGTAAAAAAAAACAATGGAACCCAAAACAACGTCTAAAGGCATATCTTCCATTACCTCATAGTTGTCAGCATTATAATCTTCTATCAAATACTTGTTTTTAACCTTGATTGTAACAGGCCTATATAGTACAGCCATTGCTTTTTCAATCTCCGGCCAATTACCTATGTATGTGTCTAGGTCTACATACTCACCAAAAGTCATATCATCTAAATTAGGTATGAAGCCATACTCAACGCCATTCATTTTGAATCTATTAATAAGCGTAGGTTTAGTTTCTAACATTTTAAATATATTGTTTGTAATGTCATTTATATCAGAGGCTCTCATACGCCTTACACTTATTAGTGGTATGTTACAGAAGATCCTAATAGTTTCCATTTGTAATTGTATGTCTTTAAGTTCTCCAAGTTTTACCCATTCTTTGTATTGAGCAAGCGTTATGTCATTCAGGGTTGTGGGTATTGTAATTGTTGTCTTCATATTAATATATAAACTTTTTTAAATTATTTTGGCGGTTAATTTATAGCGTACTTACCAAAGTTTGGTCTACTTAATATACTGTAAGTCGCATATCTTACTGCGTCGATTATGTGATTGTTCTTGTCTTCCGGCATATTTACAAGCCTACCGGTTTTATCTTCCTTCCATTTATAATTCCTAAACTCTTGTATTGCATTATTGCTGTCTGTTGTTATGTGCAACTTATATCTTTTTAATAAATCAATACCTGCATTAACTGAATCCCTACCCTTTAAGCTAGGCCGTATAGCCCAACCCATTCTCCTTAATTCATCTATAAGTCTAGGCTCGCTGCTATCCATATAAATTTGATTAGATCCTACACCTATGTCTATAAAATGATTGTGTAGATCTTTTGTAGTCATTTGTGTTCTGTATAAATGTTCTTTGATATAAAGGTTGTGATCTTTAGTGTAAACGCTAACAAGCGTTGAAGGATCATTTGTGTACCCTGCATCTGCGCCATAAGAGATAAACTTAGCGTCTTCAGGGATCTTATTGCATTCGTAGTATTTAAAGATAGTAGCTTTACTGACACCCTTTAAACCTAAGCCATATATTTGCCAATATTGCTCATCTGTTTCTTTAAGCCTTTCGATCTCTTGCTTTATGCTGTTTTCTAAAAAAGGATTGTCTAAATAAGTTGTTCGATAGAAATCACAATCTTCTCTAGGTATTACTTTGTCATAGATCCAATGATACTCGTCACTAGGATTATAATCGATAATTATTCTTTGGTCTGTTCTAAATATTAACTGTTGCCAATCTTCCCAATGCAATTCGTTAGCCTCATTAATAAATAAAAGGTTTCTTTTACGACCTCTTACTTTTTGTGGCATATCTAAACTAATAAACTCAACTAAGTTGCCGTACAATTTGTACTCGCTATTTGATTTGTTGTGGTTTTCTTCTTGATATATATTAAGCTTTCTTAGTATATCAAAGAAGTCCCTCATCACAGACGCTCTTAAACTAGGAAAAGCTTTACGGCAAATAGTAATAATTTTGTTATTGTTTTGTGGAGCGTACTGCAGAATTATCCAAAGTATAATGTTGTAGGTTTTACCGGATCTTGTACCGCCTTGTTCAACTACAATTTTCTTTTTACTATTGGTTAAATGTTTATAGACCTTGTTGGTCTTAATTTTCTGTATCTTCTGTTTTATCAATTATCTCTACTTGGAAATTAGTCGGAACTCCTTCGGCACCGGTTATCTCTTGCCTCTCCACATAACCTCGTTTTTTGCCTTTTGTTTTTAAATAGAATATAGTAGCAGTTGTTGAGTTTTCCGCTATCTGTTTATGTAGTTGTGATTCAGCAAAGTCCAACGCAACATTTTGCAGATCGTCTACACTTTGTTTAAATTCCTCATCACTATTATACCAATCGTAGTAAGTTGTACGCCCCACCCCTACTCTTTTACAGGCAGTTGTAACTACGCCTAATGATTTCTCCAAGGCTTCTAATAATGCTTTTTTATGCTGTTCGGTTTTGTTCATTTATTGGTTAATCCTTTTTAATATATAATCAAAAGCGTATTTATTTTGTTCGCTAGTATTGTTTGGTAATAAAGTTACTGAATTTTTTTCTAATATATTATTTAATTTAGTACGTTTGGATTTAATAAACTTACTTGATTGATTATCATTTCTTTGTAGGTGTCTTTGTTTAAGTGTTTCCTCATCTGCGTCAATAATAATCTTTTCGCATTTTACTTTATCGAATAGGCTCTGATTGAACAATCTATCTCCCTCGAATATAAACACACCTTTTGTTAGTTTACTTAGTAATTGTACAAAGTAAGGTTGTACAGCCATTGATAACTTATCAGTACCGCTGAATGTAGATTCGTCATATACTCCTATGAAATATATCAATCTTCTTGGGCAATACATACCTCTAACTAATTTATATTTAAAAGTATTTAAAGGCATATACTCTTTGATAATGTTTTTCATAAGTGTTGTTTTGCCACTTGCCGGCATACCTCCTATTGCTATAATTCTTTTAGCCATTGTTTATCATAAGTTTCATTTCTAAAATCCCACAACACACTCCAATCTACTCCGTCCTGCACAGCGTCCTGCATTTTTAGTATTTCTTTACGTTGTCTGTCTATGTAGTAGCCTATATATCTTTTACCTTTTATATATTTTTTGTAAGCACATAATGTAGTTTCTATGTTCCAAATGTTTTTGTGTGATATATCTAACTGCTGTATCTCTTGTTTTAATTCTTTAAATTTATATTGTAAATAATTTAATTGCTTGATTGTCAATCTCTTTTTAGTGCCGTGTGTATCTAATTCATAATTGCCTAGATGATATACTAAACCATTCCTACAACTTTCTGCATTTTTAAGATCTAAATATGTAGGCTCATAATTATAGCCCGTCAATACATTTACCATCTCAAGATAAATAAACATAGTGAATCTACCAAAATTTCTTATGTTTGATAAATTAGCGTAACAATTGTCATAAGTCATTTGCCTGTTAGGTTGCTTTAATGAATTGAAGTAATCGTCTTGCTTCATTCCGTTAAGTAAGTTTTTATAACTAACAAATGTTTCCACAAACTTGTTTTGTGTCTTTACTCTGAGCCTATCTGTTTGAAATAATGTTTTGTGTTTGTTTGTGTCCCACCATCTTTGCAGTCGGTTTACATCTACATTCTCGTAATCAGGGAATTCATTATATACATAATAAACCATAGTTGCCGAGTAGCAAGTACCAAACAAAAATGCTAACCAATAACGCTGTTCTTTGTTTAGTTCAAATCTATCCGCAACATATCTTAAACAATCATTGCTTGGATCTATATCTTTAGCTTGTGAAGATTTAATGTGATAATCTATGTAGCCCACCATATATTTTGTTCTACTCCTTTTTTAGTTTTTGTAACACCGGCTTTAGTCATATTCATTTTTAAATAAAATTTGTTGCCTATCTCATTATCTTTATTACACTTAATCATTATAGGTTTAGGTAAATAATCGTACAACATTCTCCCTACACCTATTTGTTTGCATTCGTTGTCAACAGCTATTTCGTGTAACACATAGGAATTATATTTTTTAGAATAACCGTAACGCATAAAGCCCATATTGTCTATTATTACATAAACATAATTAGTTTTTTCTGTTAAATATTTATCCCAAACCTGATAAAGATTAAAGCTGCCTATGTGCTTTGCGTGTTGTTTGTGTAGTTTTTTTATATAATCTTTGTCAGATCTTATTGCTTTTCTAATATTCATATAATACATAAGGTTTTAATTCAACAGGTTCCAATGTTTTATCGGCTCTAATAAATATATCTTTTGTTGAGGCAAAATAAACAGCTTCATTTACATTAACTTTCCATAAAGGCCTGTTGGTGTTTCTTATTGCTAAAAGTTTGTTACAGTTAGTTAAAATTAACCCAGCAAAGCTGCCGGTTGTTTCTTTTATATATTTCTCTAGGTTTTCTTCATACTTATGCAATATTATTTCGCCGTCATTGTCTGTTTGCATCTTTATGTTGTAATGCTTTTCAATTTCCTGTTTTGTTCGCATATCCAACACACCATTGAAAACTAAACTAATGTTTTTATTTGTTATGGGCTGATTGTTATTGTGATCTTTATAGTCCCCGCTTGTAGAATATCTGTTGTGGTATATAATCTTGTTCGTTAAAGGCAATTCTAATTTGGTTAAGTCGTGGTGTTTTACAGTAACTAATTCTTTAGCGTTATATGTATAACCAAAACTGTGCAAGCCTCTTATCTTGCTTTGTATAATAATTTTATGCAGTAAATCTAAATGATACTTTTTAGGATCCTGACAACTAAAGCCTACAACTCCGCACATTAAACTAATTTAGTGCCTCTTGTTCTTCTTTTTACAATATCAGCTTCTTCTTCTGCTGTTCCGCAAGTTGCCATATTTTTTCTGTAATACATAACTAAACTCACCCTAGTTGCGTTGTCATCTATTTTCTCTATGGGTGTGTTGCCGTGCCATTCGTGTACGTCTACTAATAACAAATCACAATTCTGTACATCAAAAGCCACACCCCATTTAGGTAAAACAAAAAACCCGCCTGTGTATCTACCTTTTCTTAAGACAACTAAATTACCGAAACCTTTTTCATAATCACCAGCGTCAGTATGAACAGCAGTTTGCCAATTTTTATTTACAGTAACAGTTGTAAATGCTGTATTGTTTATTACAAAATCCTGTGATGTCTTATCTGCAAGATCTCTTTGCAGCTTATAATGTTCAGGCATTAATTCTTCATACTTACTATCTACAAATTTAATTATTGGGTATGCCTTTTTAAATTTGCTAAACTCTTTTTCGTTAAAAGCAGTTTGCCTACAATAAGGAAATCTAGCATTTCTGTCGAAATAACCTATAATCCCGCTATTTACAGAAGTCAAAGCTTGGTTTGTTTTAGATCTTGTGCCGTCTTTTTTTAATCTATATTGTGTTGTGTTACCTTTTTGATCTGTTTCACCGCCAGAATTTGGCCTGTTGTTTGTTGGTGTTGCTGCACCCTTTAAATTATCGAATGCGTCTTTTGCAATTTTACCTGGTATAACTTTTTTTCTAAATTTAGCTATGCACTTACCGGTTTCTTCACAATAAACGTCTGCGTCATAAGTAATTAAAGTGTTGTAATCATTATCCGTTAATAAAGTTGCAGCAAGTTTATTTGCCTGCTTATCTGTCAATCTTGGTTTTACAATATGTTTAGTTGTCATAATTATTAAAAGTTTCTTTTATAGCTTGATAAATTGTATCTGTTAAATTATCAGTATTATACTTTTCCCTCAGTTTTAATTCCCATTCCCTAAAATTAGGCTCTGTTTCTGTTGTTAAAAACAACTGCACCATTTTTACGTGTGAACTTTCTGCTGTGTCTTCAGGGTAATCATAAGCCCCTGTGTCTTCTAGATCATTGTCAAAATCATCTGTGTCTTCCCATTTAGGAATGTCTAAGCCCCAATCTTTTAAGCTTTGTATGTCCCATTCATTAGCTAAAACATCCCAATCCCATTCCCCAAAACTGCTGTTGTCTTTTATTACAAATTCTTTTTTTTGTTTTTCTGTCAACTCATCTGCCTGTATAACATAAACTTCTTTTAGCCCTGCTTGCACCGCAGCTTTATATCTCATATTACCACCCAGTATTATATTGTTTTCATCTACTACAATAGGCCTCAACTCTAGCATTTGCGGAAATTCTTTTACACTCCTGACTAATTTATTAAACTTGTAGTCTTTTATGACTCTTGGGTTCTCAGGGTTGTTTTTAATTTTTTCTATTTTAATTCTTATAGGTTTCATATTTATATATAAGTTTTTTTCAATTTTTTTATTTGTTAGCGTTTATTAAATTATTGGTAATTCTATAAATTTTATTTATATACCTTTGATTAATTAGATCAATGTTTTCTTTTATTTTTTCTCTTTTTAATTTATTTAACTCTTTATCACTAAAGTTGTTTTCAAACTGCGTGTACCATTTTTTTATATCATCACTAAATCTCTTATAGGTTTGGAAATTTTTAATAGAAAAAAGAGCGGTTGCGTGATCGTAACTCTTGCCGTTACTAATATAATAATCTCTTATTTCATACAAAGTCATACTATAATTATTTCTTAATATATAATTTAATAAAGACCTAGCTTCTGTGTGTTTTCTTGTCCTCCGGTTTTCAAAAACATCCACACCTGTACTTTGTTTAATAAAATTAGACACTTTGTTTATTTTCTTCTTCATTTAGTTTTTCTTTTAATATTTCTACAGTATAGTATATTTGACCGACTATATTTTCTAATCGTTTTATTCTTTGTATCAAAGTATATTTCTTATCCTTCATTCTGTTCCTGATATTATTTGGTCGTGTGGTAGCCTGTTACGATTGTATTGATCTATGTACCATTGTTCTTTGCGTTGTAACTTTTCTAATTCAAAAGTTAAATGATCTATTGCCTTTTGTAAATCTTCATTAGGAGTTTCGTGTTTTTTATATGCCCTTAATATATAAGTTACTGATGTTCCTAAATGATAGTTCAAATCAAAATTATCTACTACTTGTTTAGCTGTGTAGCCGTTTTCCCCGTTATAATAATCCGGTGTTTTTACTTTTGTTTTCATAATGTTCCGCTTAAATAATAATTGTCAATATCTGCTCCGTCTATAAAATAAGTTTGAAATATGTCTAGAGCTTTTTTAACTTTTTCTTTGCCTCTAAGATAGAAATCTTCACTACAATCCCAAACCCCTATATCCAAACTACCTTTGTCGATTACTACAAATTTAAAATCTTTGTAAGATCTGTCAAACAAATTGCAATATAAATAACATTGCACGTCATAAGAATAAGCGTTTGCGCTTTGGTGGAAGTTTTTAATCTTTGTTGTTGTTTTTAAATCGCAAATATAAAATTTACTTAACACATCAGCTTTTCCCCTAAAAGGGTAGCCGTCTATTGTTTTTATCATAGGCTCTTCAAACTTGCTGTCATTTATCATTTTTAATGCAGTTTCGTTTCTTAAGAATGCGTCTGCTAATTTTTCAGCGTCGTGCTTTTCTTTCATAGTAAATACCTTGCCGTGTTCTTCCTTTGCTAATTTATAAGCCTTTGTGTTCTTAGATTGCACGTCTACAAATATTTGATCTTCAAAGACTTGCGGTTCTAGTATGGCTGTGTGAAACAACCAACCATCTCTTAGAGCCTGGCTTTCTGCATTACCATATTTTAAAACATATTTATATGTCTTAGGGCTAGTCAACAACAATTTAATGCTAGAGCTAGACAACGCTAAATGATTCAATTCGCCGTAATAAAACTCATCATTATACATTTTTTTTATTAGATCTACCTCATTATAATATTTTCCGTCTAGTAATTGTATCATCTCATATCGGTTTCAAAACAGGTTGTGCTGCAATATGGCTTTTCTTCTTCCATACTTCTGCCACAAACACCGCATTCATAGTAATCTTCGTTTGGGTTATTTAAATAAATATACATATATTAAAATTATTATTACACCTAAATAGCTTATTGCAGTTGCTATTATTTTTTCTTTATATTTTCTCATAATGTTTTAATTTATCTTCAGCTTTTTTCGCACGCTTTAATGCTCGTATTTTGTAAGTCCTTGCATCATCTAATAAATTATCAAAAGTCCATCTTTCGTTTTGCAACTGCCATACGTAAATGCAGATCCTAAGCATCATACCCTCAAACTCTTTTAATTCTTTGTTGTCGCTTTTAGATCTCCAACGCTTTAATATTTCTAATACTGCGTGTATGTCCGCATCAGCCTGAAGCCTTGACAAATCTTTATTCATCTTATATTATGTATTATAGATTGTACAGTATGTAATTTGTCTTGTTCTTTTTTATACAGTTCTGTGTCTTCTAGGCCAGATATACGTAAGTATTCTAAACCAATTTCTAAATTAGCTTTTTGTAATTTTAGATCGTCTAACTGTGTCATAATACTAAATCTATTAATGATTCTAAACTCAGCAATAAAACGCTGCAAACAAATAAAAACATAGTAAACAATGCTGTAATTAAATAGTTTTTTATTTTATTTTTCATAATTGTTTTTTTTTAAATAACCTCCTGTCATTCCATCTAGGCTCTCGTAAATCGTTAATGTTGTCTTTGTTGATTATATTACCTTCTAAATCAAAAACAGTATAACCCTGCGCTATTAAAAGTTTTATAGCTTTAAGTTGTTCCTTGACTCTTTGTTGTATTCTATAAGTATCAAATATTTCGTTGTGTATTGGCATATCTATAAATTTTAATTATAATATTTTTTTAAGATCTTTATATTTTTTTAATCTAGATTTTTCCCAAGATTCTTTTGCTTTAGTGGCAAACTCGTATAAAGCCGGTATGTCATCTAACATTGCGTTAGCGTCCCATTCTAAATAAATAGTGTTTTGTCCGTCTTCCCAATCATCAACCTCTGCTTCTATGTGTATTACGCCACCAGATTGGCTTAGGCTGACAGTTCTTTTTATATAATATTCTTTCATAATGTTTTTAGTTTTTCGTAAGCTTCATCAATATCGTCTAAAAAATATTCTGTTCCGTCATACATATCAGTAACAATATATTGAACATCTTGACCAAAGGCACTAGATATATCCACACCGCTTTCTAAAGCAATATAAACATAACCGCTGTTTTGATTAAATCCTACTTCCATAATGTCTTCTCTTGGACAGTTTTTATGGTAAGCATCCCAAACTATACTTAATCCTTTAGCTTCTAAATAAGCGGGATTTTGTAAGTTGTACATAATTAAATTTCCCATAATAATTTTTATTAGTTATATACGCAAGTTATAAAAAATATTTGATAACTAATGACAATTATGAAGAAATCTTGCTATTTATATTTTTGTAATCTGTGGGCAAGTTTTTCAGGCAATAAGTAGCAAGGCTTTTTTATTCTTTTTTTTGTCCATAAAGTAGTGTCTGGACAATACATTTCTACGGCATCAGGCATTTCTAAGTCGTTAAGCCAAAAAATATAATTGCCACCAGGATCATTAATAAAATATAATGCCACACAATCTTCTTTAATAAGTTTTTCATATTTATACTTTTCAATCATTTTATCTACGTAATGTGTTTTTCTGAATTTCATTTCAATTACGCAACATTTGCCTTTCGGCGTCATACCTTTTGCGTCATAATGCTCATAACCTCCGCCACACCACTCAAGATCCCAGCCATCTAAATTCAGCAAGGTCACGACCGCTTGCTCAAATTGATGAACTTTTTTAATGTTCATTTTTATATATTTTATTTATATCATCTATCCAATTCTGTACTTTTTTTATAGTTCCTTTACAATTACAACCACCAACATATTGATATTTGTGCTTCATATACTTTGCGTGTAATTTGCTAATTAATTCTAATTCGTCTTTACTAATTCTGTTAGCTAATTTGTTGTTGCGGAACGCTTCCCAATCTAATTTGTCTATGTGTTCCATCATTTCCTTTTAATTTTAAATTCATTTAAGAAATTTTTACGATCCTCGCACCCGCAATCTTCTCCCCATATTTTTTTTACTATCCATTTTATACCGGTGTAAGTTGTAATTTTCTCTACTAAATCTCCTAGTCGCATAACTTATCTTTTAAATATTGTTTAACTGTTCTGTAAGTATTATATAAACTATAATAACTAATCTTGCTATCTCTACTTAATTCGCTTACGCTTTTGCCTTGCGCTATTATAGTAAAAACTTTTTTATCATACCAATATATGTTGTCAAGTTCAGCATAAAGGCTTTCTTGCATTCTTTGGTATTCTTTTTCATTAACACCAATAATTTCTTTGATTGTATTTTGGTCTATGTTGTCTAGTGGTACTTTTTTTATTTTAGATTCTTGTTTGTGTAGATTTAAGTACATACCCCTTAGCATTTTATAAACATAATAATAATTAATATCATTATTATAACTGATGTCTAAGCCCTTTTCTGTTTTAAGTTGCACCTCTATGTACATTTCTTGCACTAGATCTTCTGCAACATCTTCTCTACAACCAAAAGATTTAACTATGTTAATCCAATCTTTATGTTTTAAAAAGGCTTTTTCTACTATATTAAAATGGCAATTCTTTTTTTTCACTAGGTTTATCTTTAATCATATTGACATTGTCAATCATAAAACCAACATTGTTAATAATGCTTTTCATCCTAATAGGATCATCAATTGGTGTTGGTCTTGAACCGGTATCGGTATCTTTTATTTTCCTAGTGTGTATTAATGAGTACATCCAGTCTGTCGGATGTTGTATGTATCTATGTATTACAAAAAAATCGTCAGCACGATTTACAAATTTACCACCGCCCTCAACATCTGAAGCCATTGGCGGTATCGGGTGACCTTCGTAATAATCACCTTTGCCGTGTTTTTTTCTTAACGCATCAGTTTGTGCGTGTGTGTTTAGCCATAAACTTACATTGTTTTTTTTACAAAATATACGCATCTCGCTTGTAGCTTGATAGTCATATTCGTGTGAGTTTATACCTTTCAAAGTTTCTTTGTCTTTAATTAAACTATTGTACGGATCTATTAATAACCCGTCGTAATCCCAAGCTTTTTTTATTTTTCCAGATAAACTAATTATATCTTTATAACTATATAATTTTTCAGTATCAATGAACTTAAAATGATTGTCTATGTATTCAGATACTTTATTTAGTTTTACTTTATTTATTTTGTTTATGGGGTTTCCATCCACAAATTCTATTAGCTTTCTTATTAAGCTATAAGGCTCGTTTTCAGAACTATATACTAGCCATCTAATATTGTGCCTTAAAGTATATAACAACATTAAATATAATATAACTGTTGTTTTGCCTACGTTTGCGTGACCTAATATAACATTAAAATTAGATCTTTTAAACCTTATGTGCTCGTCTAGTTTTTTGTGTCCTAGCTTCAAACCCTCTTTTAGTTCTCCGCTTTGTACTTGTTTAATTTTTTTTAAGTGATCATTGAAGTTAATTAGCATAGCTGTAAGTTAGTTAAATTATTTTAATAAAAAAAGGGGCTAATTAAAGCCCCCTCAAACATATAACAAAAATCAAAATGGAAGATCGTCTTCTTCCTCTCTTTGCGGTGAGTGGTCTTGTGCTGTGACCTCTTCTACATATCTTGATAATTTCCAACCTACTAGACTCATCAAATACACTACATCATTTGTGTTTGGATTTGTCCATTCTCTACCGGAAATATTTATGCCTACGTCTACGCTATCCCCATTATTATAAGCGTCTAATAAACCCCAATTACGTTCCTTAAACTGTACACATAAAGTTTGTGGGTATTTGCTTAGAGTTTCTATGACTAATGGTTTGTATTGGTATTTGCCTTTTGTAACTACGTTTCCTATGCTTTTTATTTTACCTGCTATTTTCATTTTAATATTTTATTAAATTCGTTAGTAAATTCTTCTATATCTTTAACATTTATTACGCCCCTGCTAGCTAACTCAATTGCGCCTTTAAAAGCAACTTGCCTAATTATGCTATCATTTGTGCTCATTGGTTTTTGATAACCAAACTCTGCTTTGCCTAAGGCTTTTGCTGACTTATATTTTTCGCTAGTTATGTCGTAATTAATAAGATCCCCTACTTTATAAGTAAATTCGCCAGGTGCCGGTGTGCTAAATCCATATACGTCACCGTTTTCGAATGTTACAGAAACTTTGTTGAAATCCTTGCCGTCTTTAGATGACCAACTATTTTCTTTTTTAATAAATTTAATTTTACTTTTTTTCATAATGTTTAATCTTTGTTTTATACAGTTTTAATTTTCCTTCTAAATATTCTATTCTTGTTAACATAGTTTGTACTTGTAAATAGTACATATCTATTAATTGTTCTTTAGGACTCATTTTTTTTATATTTAGATAAATGTTCTACTATTTTTTGCATTACCGTAACTGCTTCTTTATCCATTGATAAATCCCAGTCAGCAGTAGCAACACTATGTAACAATGTTGTCCTAATAAGATCTAAT